CGAAAGGATATATCTGATATGGGATTTTCATTTAACGGTACGGCTTCCCAGGGCATGGGAATCGCCACAAGGATCACAACTGAAAACCGTATGCCGGACCTTACCAACAACACGGTCAAAATGCCCGGACATGAGGGCGTCTTCGATTTTGGAGAAACCATCGGCGAGAGGAAGATACGGATTTCCTGCTTCATCCCCGTGGGGAGAAACGATGAGGACTTCCTCTCGCTGAAGGACGACATCGTGGCGTGGCTGAACCCGGACAACGGGCTATGCCCGCTCATCCTCGACAAGGAGCCCGGGCGCGTATATATGGCAAGGCTGAACGAGGGCTTTTCCTTTGACAAGGCGGTGCGGAATTCCTGCACCTTTGACCTTGTGTTTTTATGTCCCGATCCATATGCCTACGCCGCGACAGACGAGACGTTCAACATCGCACAGGCTGGGACAGAAACCATTTCCCGGTCGCTGGGCAATGCCACCTCCCTGCCCGTGTATTCGCTGACGGGAGTCATCCCTTCCGGCACAGACTCATACATCACGATAACCACGAACGGCAGCGAGTTAAAGATTGTCGGCAAGCTGAACAGCGGGGAAACGCTGGTCATTGACTCTGCCCTTATGACGGCGAAGGTGGTAGACACGAACGGGGATACCCTTAGAAACGGCCTGCCGCTGCTGTCGGAGCTTAATTTCCCATCTTTGAACGTGGGTGAAAATACGGTCACGGTCGCTGTCACAGGTGCGTCCGTGACATTTACGGAACTTCAAATATCGGCGAGGAGCCGCTGGAGGTGATTCTTTATGGCTTTGAAAAATACGATGAATACGCAGGACGCCTTTACCGGGCAGGTGCCTGCCTCCTGGGGAAAGGACGGCCTGTGGAGATTTAACGAATCCGAGCCTGACGCAAACACCTGCTCGGCGGATTCCTCCGGGAACGGCAGGGACGCATACATCAACAGGTGGAGCGGCACGACAGCCGATTTCAAAAACGGGCATCTCGGTAATTATTTTCAGATGAACATAAATAATCCGTCATCGGAGCAGACCTATCTGCGTGTTACGAATGACGGCACGATGTTCTCTGACATCGGTGAGCGGATCGTGGTCGGCGGCTGGTTCAAGCCGACCACCTATTCTATCGGCAACACATACACGCCACTTTTATCCACGAGAGCAGGCACGGGAAATCCTATCTTTTACCTGTCGCTCATCCGAGGCAAGCCGAGGATCATGCTCTACAATTCCTCCGGCTCTCTGATCCTTGATACCTCGGTTACGCCGTCTTTTTCATTTACGAACGGCAACTGGTACTTCATCGCCGCAGTAATAGATCCGGACAATCAGAAAGCATGGTATGTGGTCGGAGACAGAAGCTCCGGCACGGTGTGGACTTCCTCTGAGCTTACGATAAACGGAACGCTGAACCGTTCCTGCACGGCAGACCTCGTCTGGGGAATGCTGAACACTTCCTACTGGTACGCAGGCGGCTTTGACGACTGGTTCCTGGACTGCGATTCGGATCTGACCACGGATGATATCGCCGAGTGGTTCTTAAAATCCCTCTCTGCCAATGGCGCGGACACGGATTCTGATGTAGACGGTTTGACCGCAGAGGATACGGTCACACTCAAAGCAACGGGCGGTGTCTATGCAGAAAGCGGAGTGCTTGTAACAGCCACCACGGAGTGCGGGATAACAGGCACGGGCAGAGTTTCCGTCAAGGCAGAGACATCTCCGGGCGTGACGTCAGTTTCGCTGGTCGAGACATCGACATCGGATGACCTTACCACTTGGACGGACTGGATTTCCCTCGGTACGGGCGGTGCATTACAGTCTCCGTCAAAGAAGTACATCCGATACCGCATCACGCTTGCCACCACGAATACGGCGAGGACGCCGGTGCTTACGGCGATAAGCCTGTATGACAATCCGAAACCGCTGTATTCGCAGCTTGGCTATGCGCGTCCCGTTATCCTTGGGGATGATGATACCACCGAGGCTGTGCTTGAGAACGCCTACGACATCATTGTCACCAGCGAGATCAACGGCATCGATACGCTGGAATTCAAGCTGCCCTTCAAGGACAGCAAGCGTGGGTATGTCGCAAACGAAAAGCAGGTGCGCATTGTATCCGATACCTACCGCATCCGCACTGTCACGGACGATAAGGATGAGAGCGGCAAGGCAATCACATCAGTGTACGCGGAGGCTGCGTTCTATGATTTGTCTTTTTCCGCCAAGAAGGAAGAAAGCACCTTCACGGCGGATACCGCTGATGTGCCGATGGCATATGCACTGCAGGGCACTGAATGGGAGGTCGGCGTGGTCAATGTCAGCACCAAGAGGACCTGGACATCGACCGAGGATAATGCGCTCTCTATTTTGCGCCATGTGCAGAACATCCACGGCGGCGACCTGATCTTTGATAACGCCAACAAGCTGGTGAGCCTGCTGACCTTCTCCGGCACGGACTCCGGGGCATTGTTCTGCTACAGGAAGAACATGAAGTCCATCCAGAGGGTAATCGACACCACGAGCCTTATCACGAGGCTTTACGCTGTCGGTGCGGACGGCATGACCTTTGCCAACATCAATGACGGCAAGCCCTATGTGGAGGACTTCACCTATACGAACGAGGTGCGTATCAAGACGCTCGACTGCTCCAATTTCACGAACCCTTATCAGATGCTGGAGTTTGCTAATATGCGCCTTGCGGACTACTCCGCGCCGAGAATCTCCTATGTGCTGAACGCGATGGATCTGACCGTCCTCATGGGCTATGAGCATGAGTCATGGAACCTTGGAGACACGGTCATGGTGGTCGATGAGGACTTGGATCTGTCCATCAAGACGAGGATAGTCCGCCGGGAGTATAACCTGCAGGAACCATGGAACACGGTGCTGGAGCTTTCAACCACGCTGCGGGAGCTTGGCGATTCCACGGCGCAGTGGGACGCCGCCGCTGACATCCTTGAGGGCGCGAACTACATCGACAACCAGCAGCTTCAGAATTTCGTGCCGTTTAACCATCTAAAAAACTCCCGTGCCGACTCCAATTTCAGCCACTGGACGAATTCCGGCTTTTCTGTGGATGGGGATAACGGCGTGACAGGCACGGCGTCCTTTAAGTGCGATGGCGCGTACAACGCCACCAAGTACATGGAGCAGACCGTCACTCCCTCCAACCGCGACAGCTATACCTTCTCGGCGCAGATCGCCACGGAAAACCTGACGCTCGGCTCTGCCGGGCAGGTCGGCGTGGAGATCGTGATCGAGTACGAGGACGGCAACACGGAAACGAGGACGATAGACCTCATATCCTCGTCAGATACGGAGGTGTGACGCTATGGCAAGTTTTACCCATGTGCATGGCACGGTAAGCCCACAGTACGGCAGGGTCGCAAAGATCACGGTAAGAGTATTTGTGAATGACTGCACGGGGACGGTATACATCACGGATATGAATTTGCAGGACGGCTCCCTTGCCTCCGGCTGGGTCGGTCATGTGAGCGAGATAGAGTGGACACAGGACGGTGATTAAATGGCTGATTTTGAACGTTTTGTAGAAGTGATCTCTAAAAAGGAAAGCAAGCGGGTCGTGAATATCACCGTCCGTCCGATTGTTACCGACTGCGAGGGTGCGGTATGGTTCACCGACCTTATGCTCCAGGAGGGCGATATGCTGTCTGGCTATACGCTTCATACGAAGGGCTTTCTTAAGAAATCCGATAATGATCCCGTGTGGTTCAACGGTATCGTCCGCTCGGAAGAGACGGTGATACTTCTGAACCTCGGCGGCACATCGGCGGGGCTGGATATCCACCTTTATCCGAAACAGAGGATGGAGGGCGGTTCTGTCACGCTGGCGCAGGGTGTCGGCGGTCAGAAAGCCACCTTCCCAAACGCCATGAATGCCGGGGACGACGTGGCTCTGCTGGCATCTACAAGAGAATGCACGAGAAACGGCAGGACGGAAACAAAGGACGGATTTTACCAGTACAGTGCGGCGTGGGATTCCAAGCACATCGTATCCTTGCCGCAGGGAAAATCCGCACAGTTTTTATATTCGATGCAGGAAATGGACGATGGAGGTGGACTGCTCTGATGGATGTACTCAAGGGTAAGAAGATCATGGTGTGGACGTTCATGGGCAACACCAGGATGTATAACGCTCTGCGCGACTACGGTGACCGCATCAGCCAGATCGGACTGTTCTCTTTTAAGGTCAGGGCTACCGGGGAGATTTACGAGAGCGGCGTGGCGATCAGCAATATGATCCCCTACATCAACCGCTATCCGCATATCAAGTGGCTGCTGACCGTAGCGAATGACGGAACGAACAGCATCTTCCGCGCTTTGCGTGACAATACGAACGGCGCGCAGGATATGTTCCTCTCGGAGATTGTCCGCATCATGCAGAAATACCCGTGGTGTGACGGCATCGATATCGACCTGGAAAAAGGCGATGGCTATTCCACACACGAGGCATCCACGGCGATGTTC